GTGGGCCGGTCGGCGTGGTCGAGGCCGTCGATGAAGATGACCATGTCGCGGTGCTGTGGCTGGTTGTCCCGACGCAGCGTTCGATCCTGCACATGCAGTGCGTGTCGAAGGTGATCGGCTGATGCGCGCGGGTCGCCTCGACCGTCATATCGGGATCTGCAAATACGCGATCGTCAAGAATGCGGGCGGTGATGACGTCGAGGGCTTCGCGCCGGCGATCGTTGTCCCTGCCAGCCTCAAGCGGCTGCCGGGCACCGAGCGTTTGCAGAGCGCAGAGAACGCCGCGACCGCACCGACTGTGTTTCAAATCCGCTGGGACCCGCGGTTCGATCCTGATTCCCCGACCGGCCTTAATGCCAAGGACCGTATCGAATACCCGAAGGCCTCGGGTCGGTTCCTGAACATCACCAGCGCCATCGAGATCGGGCGGCGTGACACGATCGAGATCACCGCAACCGGGAATGCCAGCTGATGGCCGGGGGCTTCACCATCAAGGTCGATGGCCTGAAGGATCTCGACCGCGCGCTCGGCGAATTGCCGAAGACAACCGCGAAGGCAACGCTGCGCCGCGTCGGTATCAAGGCCCTCAAGCCGTTCGATGCAGCATGGCGCGCGAACGCCGAGCGCAACCGCCTTACGGGTGCGCTCGACGGATCGGGCGGTATCGGTACGAAGCTGACCAGGCGCCAGGCGCAGCAGGCCAAGAAGTCGGACGATAAGGCATTCGTCGAGGTCTACGCCGGGCCGAACAATCCCGCGGCAGTGCCCGCAGAGTTCGGCACCGTCGACCAGTCCCCTCGCCCGTTCATGCGTCCCGCATGGGATGCGACAGCAGGCCAAACGCTGCAGATCGTCTCCGACGAACTGGGCGCGGAGATTGATAAGTCGGCGAAGCGCCTCGCGCGCAAGGCTGCGAAGCTGGCGGCGAAGGGTTGATCGATGACCATGAGCGCTGACCTACGGGACCGGATGAAGACAGCCGGGCTCGCCGGTGGTCGCGTCTATCGTGACGAGCGCCCCGCAGGTTCAGCGCTGCCGGCAGTTCGTTCGGTCGTAACGAGTGACCCTCGCCCCTCGACCATGGAGGGCAGGCAGGCCCTGCGCGAGACCGGCATCCAGCACGATTGCATGGCCCTGTCTCGCGGTGAGGCTGATGATCTGGCCGAGGCCGTGATCGTCGAATCCGAAACCGCCGGCGTGCACGGCGAAACTCAGTTCTCCCGCTCCTTCGTCGACGCGTCCCGCTCCTACAGCGAACGCGATGCCAAGGGCGTCCTCACCTACGTCACCTCGCTCGACATGCGAGTCTGGCATCAACCGGCAGCATAGGAGCGCCACGATATGTCTGATGCAATGATCGGGTATGGCACCCGCGCTTATATGATGGCGACGGTCGCAGCGTCCGCGTTGACCAAGATCGCCGAGGTCACCAGCGTCTCGATGCCGAACGAGCAGGTCGCCGAGGTCGAGGTCACGCATTACGAAAGCCCCGGCCGCACGCGCGAGTTCATCCCCGGCCTGAACGATGCGGGCGAGATCACAGTCGAGATGAACTTCGTCCCCGGCTCGGCGACTGACGCGATGATCGTCACCGCGAAATCGGACGGCGGTGTTCGCACGTTCCGCATCGTGACGCCGGCCGATGACGATTCCCAGATGTACACCTTCCCGGTGTTCGTGAAGGGATACGAGCGCGGCCTTCCGATCGATGATCGCATGACGGCCAGCGTCACGCTCCGTATCGCCGGCGCGGTCGTCCAGGCGGACGCCAGCGCAACGCCGACGGTTATCTGATGGCGACCGTCACGGGAGTGGTCGCCTTCGAAGCGGCCGGCGTCGCGCACACCATGCAGTTCTCGACAAACCGCCTCTGCCTTCTGGAGGATCGAACGAAGCTCTCGACGATCGAGGTTGCAACGGAACTGGCGCTCGGCCGCGACCAGCACCTCGGCGTCAGCGCGAAGACACTCCGCGCGCTGGCATGGGCCGGTCTCGGTAACACGTCGACCACGCTTGAGCAGGCAGGTGACATCGTCGACCAGGTCGGCGCGAAGCGCATGGTTGCGATCGTGATCGAAGCGTTCGACGCGGCATTCCCCGACGAAGAGGAAAGCGGCGACAAGGAGGACAAGACGGCAGGGGAAGACGCAAACCCTCTGAACGGGGCGGCTGGCTAAAGGCGCACGAACAGTGGTGTTCCTACGGGCTCGCCTCTGATGCGTACTGGAACCAGACGCCCCGGGTGAACTGGTCGGCCCTGAAGGGCGCGGTCAAACGGGAACGCCGGGAATACGAGCGGTCAGCAGTCACCGCGAAGTGGATCGGCGTCATGACGCAGATCGACCCGAACAAGCAGCCGAGCACTGAAAAGATGCTTGGTGCGAAGAAGCCGACCCGGAAGATGGGCGGCAAGGAAATCGGCAGCGCAATGCGCGCCTGGGCACGGAGGACGCGATAATGCCAACCTCCGTCATAGGCGCGCTGCGCGTAAATCTGGGTCTCGATTCCGCACAGTTTAACCGCGGTGCGTCCGATGCCGAGAAGCGCGCGTATGCGATGGGCGAGAAGATCGGCAAAGCGATCCGGTCGCCCATCGCCTCGATCGGATCGCTGAAGGGCGCGATCGGTGGGCTCGCCGGCGCACTGGCGATCAAGGAACTGGCGGGCGCCACGCAGCGCGCATTTGACTATGCCGACAGCATCCAGGACCTTGCCGACCGCAGCGGCGCATCGACGAAGGCGATCCAGGAGTTCCGCTTCGCTGCTCAGCTATCTGGCTCAAGCGTCGAGGTGGCGGACACTGCGCTTGAAAAATTCGCGCGTACGCTCGGGCTCGCGCAGCAAGGGAGCGACGCACAGGTTAAGCTGTTCAAATCGCTTGGCGTCACCTCAACGGATTTCGACACTGCCTTGCGCCAAACCATGGACGGCATATCGAAGCTACCCACTGTGCAGCAGCAGGCGGTGGCCGGATTCCAAGCGTTCGGTAAATCGTCCGCGACGCTGACTGGACTGCTGGGCCAGGGTAGCAAAGGCTTCGACGAACTCGCCACGAGGGCAAAGGAACTAGGCATCGTCCTAGATGCCGATGTCGTGCGCAACGCTGGCGCGGCGAACGACAAGCTCGACACGCTGAAGATGATCCTCAATGCGCAGTTCGCCAACGCGGTTGTGCAGAACGCGAACAGCCTCGTCTCGCTGGCCGGCAGCATCACTGCTGTTACCGCGGCCATGATCAAGTTCCTGTCGAGCAACCCAGAGACCGCGCTGGCGATCCTGGGCGGTCTGGCAGGTTCTCGCGCTGGCCTCCCTGGCGCTGCGCTCGGCGCGTTCGGCGGGTATGCGCTCGGCCGGAAGGTCCGTCAGAACGCCGAGGACTCAAACACCGATCTCAAATTCCGCCTCGATAAATTCAACACGGCGAAACAGAACTACCGGGATGCCAAGGCGTTTCGGGCAGGCAAGGGGAACCGCAACCTAGACCTCAATGCGACGGCTGCCGAGTTCGTAAAGCAGGGCGGGCTGATCAAGGACGCGCAGGCGGGCTATCGCGCGTCCAAGAAGGGCACGGCGATCGGCGGAAATATTCCGCTGGTGGGTAACGCGGAAGGCAAGTCTGCATCTGACAAAGCTGCGGCGGATGCTAAGCGTCTCGCGGCCGAAGAGAAGCTCGCAGCCGCAAAAGCACTGGCTGACGAAAAGAAATACCAGGCCGACCTCGCCCGTACGCAGAGCGACGAGCTATCGGCACGGCTCGACCTGACCGTCGACGCGACCCGTCGCGCGGAACTGGAAAGCGAACGCCTCCAGCGGGATTCGACCGGTGACATCGAGCAGGTGAGGCTCGATAAGGACCTGACCGAAGCGCAGAAGGCTGCGCTGATCGCAATCATGGAGCGCACCAGCGCGCTACAGCAGGACCTGATCGATCGCCGCAAGGATCAGGACGTTGCCGCCCAGGCCCTGGAATCAGCACAGGCCCGACTGAGCAACGATCAGGACATCCTTCAGGCACAAGTCGGGCTCGCGCGCACTGCGAAAGAGCGCGGCCGGATCGAGAAGGAAATCCTCGACAACCAGTTCGAAGCGCTCAAGCTAGCGCAGCAGGTCATCATCGATAACAAGGGGAAGGCCAATACCCCTCAGCAGATCGCCGATGCGCAGAAGCGCCTGACGACGCTCGGGCAACTGCAGAACTACGCAACGGCAAAGTCGGCGAAGGATAACCAAGGGCCCCTCGCCTCCTATCTCGATGGGCTTCCCCGCAGCGCTGGCGAGGTCAACGACGCTCTCGAGAACGTGGCAGCTAACGGACTCTCGTCTTTGGTCGACGGGCTCTCCAAGGTTGAGGGTGGTTTCAAGGGCCTTGCGAACACGGTCAAAAACGTTGCCGACGAGATCATTTCATCGTTGCTCAAGATCGGAATTCAGAAGGGCATTGTCGCACTATTCGGAAACCTGCTTGGAGCGCCGAGCGCATCGTCGTCATTCAGTTCCAGCGACTTCCTAAACTCTGGCAGCGGGCCAACCTTGGGCGGTTACAAGCTCGCCGGAGCCCGAGCGAAAGGGGGCCCTGTCACTGCGGGCAAGATGTACATGGTCGGCGAGCGGGGCCCCGAGCCTTTCATCCCGAACTCTTCGGGCACCATCATTCCGAACGGCGCTCTCTCTGGCGGTCGTGGCGACACGAACATCTACCAGTTCAAGATCAACGGCGCCGTCGATCTGGCTACGAAAACGGAAGCCGCCCGCTTCGCCCGAGCGGCATATGACGCGGTGCTGGAGAAGCAGGCCGATAACGCGAGGCGGCGCTCCTAATGGTCGATATCCCATGGCCTTCAGACCTCGCGCCCTACAGCGTGATGTTCTATCTTCAGCCGCACGTCGGGGGATCGGAAAGCCCCTTCAGCCGGACGACGAAGCGGTATGGTCTCTCTGCTCCGCGATGGATTGCGCGCATGTCGTTCCGCGGCGGGTATGCCGGAATACCTCACCTCAACGAACCTGGCGGCTTCGGACCTCGCCTCGATTCCCTGATCGCCGATCTTGATGGCGGCTTGAACGTGGCTGTATTCCACGACTACCGCCGCCCTCGGCCCGCCCAGCGTATCACCGCCATGCAGGCGCTGAACGTCGATCCCGCGTCCGTCGGCGCCAACAGTCTCAAGGTCTTCGGCTTCGCGCCTTACTCGGTAGCCTTCAGCGCTGGGGATTATATCGGCGGCGACGGGCGGCCGCACATCACCTCCCTTGCTCACACGCGGGAAGCCGGTGGGATCGTCAACGGAGCGGGCTCAATCATGGCGGATGGTAACGGCGTTGCGATCGTCGGCATCCGTCCGCACGTCTCAGCGCCGATCGCCGGCGGCACGCTACTGACGTGGCCTGTCACTGGGCGATTCGAACTAGTCGGCGAGGATGCTGGCCAGAACGAGACCGAGGTAGGTGGCGTCACCGAGTACGTCCTCGAGTTCACGGAGAAGCTGACGCCATGAGCATCCGCGATCTCGACCCTGCCCTCGCTGCGGAGTTCAACCGCGACGAGTTGCGCCCGTTCATTGGTGTGCACATCGACCTTCCGGATCCGGTGTTCGCTGTCACCGGCAACACGTCGATCACCTACGCGGGGGGAACATGGCCCGCGATCGGTGGGCTTGGCTCGATCGAGACGATCGGCGAGGGAACCGACGGCTCGGCTGCCGGCGTCAAAGCGACATTGTTCGAAGTGCCCTCAGAGTTCCGCGACGACGTTGCCGACCAAGCCGTGCGGGGATGCCTGTACGAGCTCTACGTCGGCGCGCTGGATAACGCCTATCATCAGGTCATCGGGTTCAAGCAGATATGGAAGGGGCGGCTCGACGCCTACGACATCACCGATTCTGGCGACACGATCAGCGTTTCGGCGAGCGGCGAAAGCCGCATGCGGGATCAGCGCAGGCCGGCGATCAAGCGCTTCACCGATTGGTGGCAGCAGCGGAAGTTTCCCGGCGACCTCGCGTTTCAATACGTCGCCCGTATGGTGGAAGTACCCGTGCTATGGGCCAAGGCCTCTCAGGACTCGGTGCTTTGAACTCGCCCGACTGGGATCGCCACTGTGGCGATCTATGGCGCGCGAACGTGCTGGCCGTGACCGGCAAGGACATCTGCGACATCGTCGGGCCGTCACCTCGCCGGCCGCGGGATTGGGCAGCCATGATGCGCCGGCTTGGCGTCCGCAGTATGGCGGGCGTGATTAGTGCGGTCCATGGATCACCCATTCCATACCGCCAGGCCCGGCGAGGCGCGATCGTCAGGCGCGGGTGGGCAATCGGTGTTTGCCGCGGTGATCAGGCCGAGTTCTTCGGCGGCAAGTTCCTGCCGATGAACATGGTCGACGATGCCTGGAATATTGGAGGCGACCATCGTGGGTAAGGTCGTCGGTGCAGTCTTCGATTCAGTGAAAGGCCCTTTGACTGGCCTGCTCACCGGCGGAAAAAAGGGGGCACTTGAAGGTCTCGGCAATCTAGCAACCGCCTTTATTGGCGGCCCTACTGCGGTGGCGCTCACGGTCGCCAGCCGCGTCCTATCCGCGGTGACCGCCTCGGCACCATCTACCAAAGACAATGCTGCGTCTGTCACGCGCCAGTCAATTGGCAACAGCTTCATCGTCTACGGCAAGCGCCGCGTGGGCGGGCTCCTGATTTTCTTTCATCCGGTCGGCAAGTCGTACCGGTACTTCGTGATCGCGGTCGCCGGTCACCGCTGCAAGGGCGCAGTGCGCTGGTGGCTCGGCGACGAAGAGGTGACTGTCGCATCGAGCGGGCTGGTGACGTCAGGCAAGTACAAGGACAACGCTCGCCTGTTTTTCTACCGCGGCGATGACGACCAGGTCGCGCACCCTTCGTTCGTCGCTGAGACTGGGGGGAAGTGGACCGCCAACCATCGGGCTCGCGGGGTCGCGCTGGTCTATGCCATCTTCACGATGACCGACGATGTCGTTCAGGCCGGCATGCCGAACATCACCGTCGAGGTCGAGGGCAAGGACGACATCTACGATCCGCGCACCGACACCCGAGGCTACACGCGCAACGCCGCTCTGATCTTCTACGACTGGATGCGCCTCGCTCGCGAGGAAGGCGGCTTCGGGGCGTACGAGGACGAGATCGACGACGACTGGGTATCGGCGCAGGCGTACGTCTGTGACGAGGCCTGTGCCCTGCCCGGCGGGGGCACAGAGGCACGATATGAAATGGATTGCTACATCACTACCGGCGCGGCGCCGAGCGAGGTCCGCGATACGCTCGTGACCTGCTGCGCTGGATCGTTCACATACACGGGGGGCAAGATGCTGATGCGCCCTGGCTATTACGTCCCGCCATCCGCAACGCTGCAAGAGCGCGACCTCGCTGGTGCGATCAGCGTACCGGCCCTGCTCGCCGGCGATCAGACGTCAACCGAGATGACGGGGACATACGTCGACCCGGCCAACCTCTACCAGCCGCGCGACGTGCCGACCCGGTCGATCGATAGCGATGACGTTCGTCAGTCCTCTCTCGACCTGCCGCATATCACCAGCGGCACGCGCGCGCAGCGGATCCTTGAGATCGCCCTCCGCAAGTCGTTGGCAGAGCGGCGCGTAACCTGGCCGATGAATATCGTCGGCATCGGTGTCGCCACTCTCGACACGGTGCAGCTGGCAACCCCGAGGTACGGGCTGTCGAACTACTCGTTCCAGGTCAGCAGCTGGGGGCTGTCGTCGGACTTCTCCGTTGTCCTGCAGCTTGAAGAGACCGGCCCCGAGATATTCGAGTTCACGCCTGCCATGTACAAGACGGTGGGCCCGACCGGCGAACTAGTGCCGGCTGATCCGATCGGCGACGCACCGCCCACGCGCGCCGCTTACCGCATCGTCAGCCAGACCGTGCCCTATCCAGTGACCAGCGATAGCGACAGCGTGGACATCGTCGCGTTCTCCGCAGTCCTGGACGATGCTCGGACGATCGACTTCCCGGCGGGCACGATCAGCGGTCTCACAGCGGGGACCGAGTACGTGGTCCTGTGGAGCCTGACGACGTCGACCTATTCGGCGGTGCTGTCGCCAGCGATCGATGCGCTGGCCTCGCCCGACAACGTCCTGATCCGATACGTCACCACGCAGAACGCGGACGGGACCTACCCTAGCTCACCGACCGCGCCTGGCGGCGATGGCGGTGGCGGCGGTGGCGGCCGGTACAATCAGGGGGTGATCGAATGACCCACGAGACGGTACCGACTAACCGGCGGATCTACATGGTCATGCAGGCCATGCCCGGCGGGATGATGCAGTTTCGGCTGTCGGCGATGCCTCCGCATTACGATGACCCGGCTGCCGTGCTGCTCGTTCGCGGTGTCCTGCCGCAGGGCGATGACGTCGTTCTCCAGATCGTCAGCGATCCGAGCGCCAACCCCTCCCTGCGCGGCAAGGACGGCAAGGACGGCACGAACGGAACGAATGGCCTCGACGGTAAGGCGGGGACCAACGGCGTCGATGGGCAGTCCGCCTACGATATAGCTCGATCGCTCGGCTATGGCGGCACGAAGACGCAGTTCATCGCCTCGCTGGTCGGCGCTTCGGGCAAGGACGGGAAAGACGGAACGAACGGGACGGACGGCAGGAACGCCTCTGCCCTGCTTGGCACGGTCAACCTGACCCAGACGGCAACCGTGGCGATCAGCGCCGGCACACGCCGCCTTCTTCTCACGATCCCGGCCACATGGGGCGTGGTCGCCGGCGACCCGCTGATGGCCCTGCCGTCCTCTACCGTCGCCGGATACGCCGTTCACGACGTCGTCGCTGTTTCCCCGACCTCTATCTCGGTCGGCTTCACTGCCCCGCTGCTCGCCATCGGCGCCAGCTTCACGATTCCGCTGCGGATCGCGCGCCTCAACACCTGAATCTGGAGACGCTGATGTCTTACGCCGCTCAGGTCGCTATTGCGGCCGATCGATACACGCCATGCGTCCGTACGATTACATTCCGGGGGCTGGACCTGACTGGCGTCGCGCTGCGTATGCAGGTCCGGTTGGTCGCAGATACTCCGGGCCTCCCCTTGGTCGACCTGAGCAACGTGAGCAACGCCCAAGCTCAGGGTATCAAGCTGGTCTCGGTCAGCAACGTCGACAACCTGCCAACCAGCGTGATCCAAATTAGGATCAATGAGACAACTATCGAGGGGCTTCCATACGCCGGAGAACTTGGGAATACGACCGACCTTGCTTATGATCTGCAAGGGACACTGGGGGGCGACAAACGCGTTCTGATGGCCGGCGCGTTCGCAATCGCTGCGGGCGTCACAGGAGCTAATAACGCGCCACTGAATCGCCCGTTCGGTTTCGGATCATCTCCCTACGCGGTTGGGATGCGCGGGGGAGCGACGCTAACGTTCGGCGAAACCCGGGTTGATATTGCGATCGACGGCGCTGACTTGCTGGCGCCGATCGCCAATGCTGCAAAAGCTTATCAGGACGCAGCGGCTGCGAGCGCGCTGGCTGCCGGCTACAGTTCGGACACTGCCGAAATGGCGTCGGCCACGGCGCTTGCGGCATCGAACTATTATCCAACCCGCGCTGCTGGAGAAGCGGCCACTCCGGTTAACGGACTTTTCACCACCGGTGACGGTGCTGGTAATATCATTTATTACCAGCGCACCACGTCGGGCTCGACCGAAATCAGCCGCGCCGTCACCCCTGTCTCGTTAGCGGCTCGTACTGTTCGCCACATCAGCGAATTTGGTGTCGTGCCAAACGCAAGCTACGATCAGGCAGCGGCAATCAACGCTGCGTTCTTGGCTGCGGCTAGCCAGGGCGCGATCATTATGACCAAGCAGGGAGAAAGCTATCGCCATGCCGATACCCTGAGCCCGCCCGCCGGCACGATCTGGCAGTCCAACGGCGCCACCTTGATCGCGACCGACCCGATCAAGATCGCCCTCTACGTCGGCGATAACACTCAGATTCTAGGGGCTCCGAGGTTCCTCGCCCCTAACGCGACGAGCCGCTCGGCTGCGCTAGAAGCTTCACGCGTTGTTATCGTGGGCACGCGCTGGATGCTTGATCGGCCGATGGTCGATGGGGCGGCAAGTATCGGGATCATGAAGTTTGGCTGCAGCTTTGGCTTGTTGATTTGCCCCAACGTACGGAACACGACCGCTGACGGCATCCACACAACCTACGGCGCCAATAATAATACGACTACCTACCCGCTCGTCGAAAATGCTGGCGATGACTGTGTCGCGTACGTCGGGTATTCAGGCGATGGGCGGCCGGTTGATAACGAGGTCCTAATTGGGGGGCGCGGTCTCTACGGCCACGCACGCGGGCTAACGGCTATCGGCGTTCGAACCTTCACCTCAACTAACTGGTACGCAGAGGGCTGCGACGGCGCCGGGGTGTATACGGGAGGGGAAGATCCCGTCGGGCCGGAGTCCGCGAAGTCGTTTGGCACCAGCAACGTGACCATCGATTCCCCTACGGTCATCAATTGCTGCCAGAACACTACCATCGGCCACGCCCCGATCATGGTTTTCGGTCGCGATGGGAGCAACCCGGGGCCTTCAGGGGAGCAGATCTCAGGAAGCGCACTCGGCACGCGTCTCATCTCGCCGACCATCGGCGGCGGTCCAGGCGCGGCAGCTGCGGTCCGTATCGACTATGGAGCCGAAGGCACTCAGGTGCTTTATCTAAAGGCCCGCGACGTCACGAACTCCGATAGCGCGCCGAACCTCGTCAACATCAATGGGTACAACACCACGCTGATTCAGCCTGAGGGCTTATCGATCGGCGGCAACGGCATCCTTATCGGGCCTCGAGCAAGCGGCTTTGTCGTGGTTGACCGCCCCATGATGGAGCAGATGGGCGTCAACGCGCCAGCAACGTACGCATCGTTCCTGGCATGTGACGCGGCGGCCACAGTCAGCCGGGTCGATGTCACTGGTGCCCGCTTCCGCACTAGTGCTTCCCTCAAGAACTTGCTTGGCGGCGTCTTCCCGGATGGCGCACTGCGCATCATTGGTGCGACCGTCGACGACATCGCGCAGGTTGAGATCGATCCGATCGGCGAGCGCTATGCACCAGGCCGGAAGTTCGATTACAGCGCGGCGGGAGCGGTAAAGCCCCGCTCTCTGACCGTCCCGGCCAGCGCGGTCGCGCAGTTCGGTTTTGCCGCTCAAATCCTAGCGCAGATCGACATCGTAGCCGTCCAGAACAACGATCAGAACGTGCGAACGATCGTCTCGGAGGTGCTGTACTTTTCGGCCGATAACACTGGGGGCGTAGCAGGCGTTGATTACGTCGCGCTGCCGGATGGCGGTTATTATCGGCGGGCAGTTATCGGCCCGGTTTCGGGCGCTGCGTGGGGCAATCTTTCGCTCACGCAATCCCTAACCATCGTAGGCGGCCATCCGGCGCTGTCCATCGGAGGCGGCGCCGCGGCCATCGACTTAACGGTCAGAGCGGTTCTCACGCGGAAGATGGGATAATAGAATGACATCGATCCTGGGCATCGATCCTGTAACCAAGCAACTAAACTGGCCGAAAGGTTCGCCGTACCTCCTGAAGCTGAAGTTCAGCGATGGCGGCGCGGGCTTCGCAGATCTCACCGGCCGCGTGCTGCGGTTCGCAGCGTTCCAGCGTGGCGGCGCGGTCGTTCATGACGAGGCATTCGCGATCGCCGGGGACACGGCAACGATCCTGTTCGGCGGTGAAGTCAGTGAACTCAGCGGCTTCAATGGCGCACGTTGGCAGGTCGCGCAGGTATTTGAGGAAGGTCCCACCCCGCTCTTCCGCGGCTCGATCGACGTCACGCCGGCAGCTTCCGACCAAGGCCCCGGCGCAGGTGCTCCAGCATCCGACCTTCTAACCTGGGCTCCCGCTACCCAAACCCTCCTGATCAGTTCGATCGGTGCACGAGGGCCCTCTCTATCCGAAGAACTGGGGACAACGCCGGAAGCTCTGATCGCCGAACTGGTGACGGGCCCGGTCGACGAGAAGCTTGCGGAGGTCGACCTGGCTCTCGCCGACTTCGAGCAGGTCCAGATCCTCGCCAATATCCTGATCCCTTCTGGGGCTACGGCCATCCTCGCTGACAGCGGGAACTCAATTGAAATTGGAGGACTGATGTGAGCCTTACACTCGGCTGGTTTCTGGGTCGCGCGGCCGACCTGACGAACATCAAGCGGGGCCGGTATCGTGATGATGCCGGTGTCGACTTCCCGATCAACGCAGAGCATCCGGATCAGCGCGCGGCGTTGCTCGCGGCATTCACTGGGCTGGGCACCGAGGCAGCGCTTCAGGCCATCCTCGCCAAGCTCATCGCGGGCCCCGCGACTGATGCGAAGGTCGAGGCCGTGCGCGCGCTCCTCGCCGGCACGCTGGCAGTCTCGGCGACAGCGCTTCCCCTGCCCTCGGGCGCGGCAACCTCTGCGGCTCAAGAGGCCATGCGCGCCCTGCTGGCCGGAACGCTTGCAGTGTCCGCTGCTTCCCTGCCGCTGCCGACCGGTGCTGCTACCGGAGCAAAGCAGGACACGGGCAATACCGCGCTTGCCGCGATCGTCACCGCGCTGGCCGGTACGCTCAACGTCCTGCCGCTGATAAAGCCTTGGGCGACTTGGGCGCCAGCGACGGCGATCGACATGCGCAATTACGCCGGCGTCGAGATCCAAGTCACCGGCGCGGGTACGGCGACATTCACCCGATCGGCCGATGACGCCACCTACGCCGCGATCAGCGCCACGGCATCGGGCGTCGCCGCAGCCAGTCCCCTCGCCGTCGGCTTCTACAGCCTGAAGGGTGGCGGCTTCCTCAAGTTCGCCGGCACCGCGACCATTCTCATTCGGGGGTACAACTGATGGCGTTCGATCCAGATGCTCAGGAGATGGCGGGCGTGGCCATCGGTAAGGCTACGGATGCGTTGGCGCGGATAAGCGCGCGGTTCCCGAACCGCGCAACCCGCCAAGTCGGCAGCAAGGTGGGCGCGCTTTCTGGCGTTGTATTTCA